GTATATTCCACAAATCCAACCGCTGTTTCTTTCTGCTAATGGACTTACTTGAATCCACCAACCTTTGTGCATTAACGATTCTATTTCTTTGTCTTGCATTTTATTCTTTGTTTAAAGCTTCAAATCTTTTTACTTCAAGATTTTCTAAAGCACGTTCTAAATCGTTTTCGCTTACTTTCATACCAAACTTTTTTCTAAGAAATCTTTTAGCTTTATTAAAGCCTTTACCAGAACTTGAATACAAATCTACTACGTAGTCTATAATTTCTTTATTTCTTTTTTCTTCTTTGATTTTCATAACTGACTCTACTTATGTTAGCAGATTTAACTCAAAGTCAATGGTAGAGTGACTTAAGCTCTACCTTCGACGCTGAATTGCCTAGCACCCCTGCCAGGACTTTGCATTGTATGCCCAACTCAAGCTTGGTACTCTCTATCTTTTATTTCAGTTGTAAACCCTAGTTTTGATATAACATCAAATAGAATTATACTTATCTCACAACCATGTTTTCCTGCATGTTCAGAATTTAATCTAGAAAACAAATTAGCATTCCAATACTTATCATTGAGAATATCTAATCTATCACCTATACAAACTTCTCTAGACGTAAGTTTAATACCTACTGATTGCAAAGTTAACTTACCTCGTTTCATTTCATATTTTTTAACTAGATAAGTTAAGTCATTGAAAAACATTGGAGCTTTATATAACCGTTTACTAGACATCTAGCAATTCTGTTATGTTAGTAATTTTCTTTTCAAGAGTTTTAATTTGCGCTTTTAGTTGCAAGTTAATTTCTTTTAGTTGTTTATTACTTTTTTCTCCAATATTGTAATCTTTTTCACCTCCAGGTCCATATATGCTTTCTCTTACATACAAAGTTAAGGATTGATATAGCTCTCTGCTACTTTTATTCATACATAAAGTTTCTTCATACATGTTTATGTAATGAAGTATCGTCGCGTGATGTTTGTTAAACATCTTACCCACTTGAGATACTGTTACATTAAAGTACTCTTTAACTACTGCAGCTATAATAGCGTTTGTTTCAACGTATACTCTTTTTCTACTACCCAGCATATCATATTTAATATCTTCATGCAGGTAAGCTTTAATAAATATACTAGAAATTAAATCTTTTTCTTTATCCGTAATGCTCAGGGAACATACTCTTTGCAAGTTGTTCATCCAAGGCTTCGATTTTAATACAGATTTTTGTACTTTCTCCATGTGCTTTTTCTTTTTCTTGTTTAGTACTATCTATTCCTAAATTAGATTGAACCACTGCATTCTCATGCAGCAGTTCATCTATTTGTTTTTTAATTTCTTTATTAGAGAAATAAGGCGTCAAGCCTACTTTTATTTTCGTATCCATATATTCCTGATTTTACTAATGTAGCTGAATGTGGTATCTCTTCATTAAAATACAACCAAGCTTCCATTGTTTTTATTTCACCTTCTCTGTCTATAACTCTAACAGAAACTTTCTCTCTTACATACCAATCTGGATGGTGTTCTAGTAGGTCTAAGTTAGACATAGTTGTTTCATTTACACTATAAACCTCACCTGATATGTTAGTTGTGTTTAATGATTTAGACACGAAAGGTATACCACTTTGGTACATAACAAACTTATCTATTGTTATAGCTCTACCTATAAACTTAGAGCTATCCATTAACACATTGTTTGAGTGTCCGTGTTTTAGTGTCCCGTATACAAATACTAATTGCTCTTCCATTAAACTATGTTTATTTTACTGTCGTTATAATCAGAAGTGTAATCATCATTTACAAATCTTTTATATATATCTAGTGTTACGTCAACTGACTTGTTACCATGTTTGATTGCATCTTCACTCATCTTGTATACACCGATACCAAATGGAGCTTTAAGCTCAATCATAATAAAATAAAAGTCTTTCTTCTTAGTACCATTAGCATAGAAAGCAGCTTGATGCGTAAGGTTGTAATCATTTAAGAACTTTTGAAAACTATCTGGGTCAGCTTTTTTGCTGGTAGTTTTTAAGTCTACTATATAATCATGTCCTTGAGCATCTACTTTCCCTTTGCATTTTAATCCTGTCTTAACGTCTAACCAAAAGTGTACGACTTCTCTTTCTTGCGCACCTTTAAGTAATTCATTAGCGTTTTTATGCTTAGATAATCTTTCTTGCATAGATTCAAATGCAAATTCATAATGAGCTGGTACTGGTTTTCTATCTCCAATAGTTTCTAAGAACTCTGCATATAACTCTTTACCTGCTTTAGTACGTTTATCAATCTTTGGTGCATACACATAACGTTTATCAAACTCTTCTGGTTCAAGTATAAAGCAATGGAATGCACTTCCTACTAATAAAGCTTCTGATTCTTTGTGTTCAGTATTTAAATAATGTTCTAACTGTAGTGTACTACCTGATGATAATTGTTTAGACATGCTGCTTGTTACATACATATTGTCTGCAAAATAAGACTCATCGTCTTTAATGTAATCGTCTGTTAATGTTTTGATTTCTCTCATTATAGTAGTGTGTATTTAGTTACATGTGCATCTGTGTTCCACCTTGTTGGTGCTGCAATAGTTTCTTTATTAATTGTTTTACCGTCTTCTATCAGCGTAAATATTGTAGCTGCTAGTCTTGTATTACCAAGCTCTTTAAAGGCTTCTAGTGATGTAATACTGTCGTGTGTTTTAAACCATTCTAATAGTCTAGTCTTGTGTGTGCTTTTCTGTAGTTTCATTTTCAAGGATTCTAATTATTACTCCTGGGTTTTCTTTATCAACATGGTATCCATGAAAGTATGGTACTAAGTTGTGTACATCATCATCTTCAATCCAATCGTACTTAACCATCAAGTCTTGTACTGTTTGTGCGGGATTGATATAGTCAAACCTTCGTCTGCTATTGCGTATGAAATAGAAAGATATATGCAAGGGTTTAGGTAAGTCTTTAGTGAGTTCGATAAACCGTTCAGTCTGTTCGACGTAATAGCTCTTGCTCTTCTTTATATACTCTCTTGTTGCCTTGCTGTTTATCAGGTATTTACCTGTCCATTGCTTGCTGTTCTTACTTGAACTAACATTAAATGGTATAAATATTTCATTCTTTTTCATGTGGGTCGGGTATATATAGGCTTAACGTTTCTGCTGCCCATAGTTTAACTTCTTCAATCAACTTTAACATCTCTAAGTTGTTAAGTTTAGTAGTACTATCTGTAGTGTCAAACCACTCATCATTTATTAGGGTTTTCTTTTTAAGAAAAGTTTGCTTGATAAGCTCGTGTGTTTCTTGTTTATTATACCCTGTGTAATCAGATATAAGTTTAACAACGACACCCCAATAATATTGATTTAACTGGTTACTTCTTTTAGGTTTGTACTCTTTGATAGTTACTTCAACAATCTTGTCTTCGTATCTACAAATGTCTTGATTCAATCTTTCTATGTCTTCAAAATTTAGCCTGCATTTTATCACCTTAGCTGTATGTATTAACTTCATAATATATTAGGGGTAGTGTTACCTACCCCCATATAATTATTTAGAATGGCATATCAGCTCCCGCTGTGTTACTATTACTTGTAACATGAGCATCATATGCAGCTTTGTATGCTGCTTGGTCTGCTGGTGATAAAGTTTTGTTATACTTATCTGTCCATTGCAAAGGTTCTTCAGCAGGTGTAGAGTATTTATAGTCTACTACTGTCTTAACTACAGGTGTACCTGTGTCTTTGTCATTAGTCCAATACTCTCTAGAGCATAACAATACATTAATATCTTTACCTAATGTTTCTTTGCAAGCTAAAGGAACGTTGTTAAGATTTTTAACTCCAGTTGAACGTAGGAAGCCTGCAAATATCTTTTTACGTATAGCTACTGCAGCTTCAGACGTTGTAGCATCAGCTCCAGACATTTTAAGATATGCAATACCTTGTTGGTTCTGAACTTTAAACTCTGTGTAAGGCATACCCGTGTAACCTTCTCTTTGTTTAGAAGATTTAACTTCCATTACTCTTACTTTGTGCACTCCTGCTTGTAGGTAATTAGTAGTTTTACTAACTTCTACGTCATTTAAATTTTCAAACATTTTTTTTGTTGTTTGGTTTATAATTAACTATAATACTCTTCGCATTTATCTATAACCAATGCTAGGTCATTTGGTATCATCAACTCATCAAACATTTCCATAGGACTTTTTGCTGAGTCTTTACCATTTGATTGTGTTCTAAACTGAAACTTAGTTTGGCCTTCACCATAATAGTTGTCGGTATATAAACACAATACAAATTCTTTTTCTACTCTTTTCTTCCACCTGTTACCGTCAACAGCTACAAATCTTTCTTGCACACCGTCTTCTCCGTCATAAGCACCATCGATAGCTAAGAACACTATGTACTTATCACTGTTCTTACTCATGTTTAAGATTCTATCTATCTCTTTATTATAAAACGACCACACGTCAAAGCCCTTAAACCTAATGTCTGCTTCTCTGTATATCATCTCTACTAAAGATGTGAATGATTCTATTACGATAGTATCAATGTCTGTAGATTCTACAGCTTTTTTAAACGCTGCATTAAACGTGTTTAAATCAGGGATACCTACGTTTTTAAATTTCATAGCACCTTTAAATGGTAATTGCTTACGCTCTATATTTAAAACTGCTGTTGTTTCTGGGTTAAGATTTCTTAAGGATGATGACTTACCTGAGCCACTCTTTCCTACTACAATAATGTTAGGTTTCATTTGTTTTTTGTCTTTAGTTGTTTGATTTGTTCTATGCTATAGGTTTTGCTCTTTTTGTTAGATGAACTTACAAATTTTACAAAACCTCTTAGCATAACTTTGTCTCCTTTACTGATTCTTTCTTTCAATTCACTAAATGTTTTGTTAACAACAGAACGTATAGTTTCTTTGCTGAAAGGTAGTGTGTCGTTGATTTTATCAACTATATCCTTTGAGTTTTTCATGTAGGTAAAGATACAAAAATATTTGTTATTAACAAAGTGTATTAGTAAATATCTTCTATTTCGTCAAATTTTGTTAAGTAGTTTGTCCACTTCAACCATTTGCTTCCTATACCAATATTTCTACCCTTTGCAAATATAATTTCTGCTCTTCCTTCTGTGCTTTTGCCTTGGTCATCTGCATTAAAACCGTAATATTCTGGTCTGTATACAAAGACTACTGCATCTGCAGCCTGCTCTATCTCACCTGATTCTCTTAGATTAGATAGCATCGGCCTGCACCCTTCATTACGTTCCACACCTCTTGATAGTTGTGATAAAGCAATAACTGTAATATCAAGCTCTTTAGCTATATTTTTAAGGGAGCGTGCAATGACAGATACCTCTTGCTCCCTGCTTCTTCCTTTAAGCATGTTGCTCACAAGCTGGAGATAATCTATCATTACAAGCTTAACACCCTTAGTAATAACATATTGCCTAATTTTATTAAGCAAGTAGCGAAGACTAGTACTTTTACAGTCGTCTATATACAAAGGTAACTTCTCTATACTACCAGTGGCTTTATGTATAGTATTCCACTCGTCATTTGTTAACGTACCTTTTATAAGGTAGCGATTGTCAATCATAGTTTCGCAACTTAGTATTCTCGACATGAGCTGAGTACTAGACATCTCGTAAGAGAATATAACGCTATTATGGCCTGCTCTAGCAGCATTTGACGATAAAGCCAATGCAAAGGATGTCTTACCCATAGATGATGCACCACCGACTATAATAAGGTCTTGAGGTTGCCAACCACCTGTAAACCTATCGATAGAATCAAATCCTGATGTTATACCACTTATACCTGATGATAGTGAGTTCTTTTCTATAATCGCTATAGTATCACGCAAGTGCTGAGATATTTCTACTATAGAACCTACATCTGATTTATTGACATCAAGCAAAGACTTTTCTATAATAGATATATTATCATCTACGTCTTTATTGTCTATACTATACAGTACTTCTTGGCATAAAGATTTAACCACAGATTTTTTATGGTCGTTTTTAAGGTGCATAATACAGGTTAGAGTCTCGTGCATGTAACTTATACCACTGTCTGAGCAAGCAGCTACATGGAATGCTATGTTATCTACACCTTTAATCTCTGTACAAGCTTTTAGTAAGTCAAACTTTCTACCATTTTGATACTCTGCATCTAGCCATACAAATATTTCACGACATATCGGGTCAGTAAATAACTCTGGTATAAGTTGTTCATTGTACTCATAATAGTCAGCCTTTTTATGTATAAGCTTACTAATAAGGATTTGCTCTATATTACCGTTCATCTCTTTGAGGTTTAGTATTAGTACTGATGTAGTTTTGACCTGCTACAAATTCATCATTATAACGTTCATGTTTAATCCATCTCTCTGCGTCAGGTAATCTAGGTACAAAAGAACCTCTACGTTCTTCTCTTACCTTGTATTCTAACTGTGCATTAATAGACTTCATAATTTTACTAACTAACGATTCATCAGGACGTAATCTTTTCCATTCAAACATGGCTTTTTTCTTACCAACTTTGATAGGATACTTAAGCCAAAATTCTTCAAAAGTATTTTCTAGTCTTATACGTTCTGGTGTTGTCATACGTACCCCTTTCTTGTTAAGCAACTTTTTTGCTTTGTTTCTAAATGCAATGAACTCACCTTTGATTTCGATGTAGCCATTATATTCAAGCTCTAGGTAACATAAGTCTAACTGTTCATCACAAAACCCATACACCTTACCTATTGCAGGATGCCGTATCTCGTGAAGGCTCGTTGAGATATGGTAATCTAGCACTAAGTAAGATATAAGGTTTATGTCTATGTCTGTATCTTCATACGTACACAATAATGCGTTTATAGACGTTGTTAGTTTAAGCATCCATTATCTTTCATGTGCTTAACAATCTTTTGAACAACTTTCTTGGATATTTCGCTACCCTTACCTACAATACTGTTCATCACGTTGTCATCAGACTCCATGTTGTGTGTAATATAGTGAGTCATACCGTTAAACAATCCATAGTAAG